ATAACTGAAGACCGTAGGGTGTATACTCAAGAAGATTACGAGGAGACAATCAAGGCTGCTCGTGATAGATTGGATAAGATAAAGAAAGCGGAGGTAATAGATATAGATGATAACTGAGGATTACGATGACTTATTTGATAGAATCCGAGGTAACCTCGGTGAGCACTTCAGTAACTATATGTTCGTTGTCATGGATGACGAGGGTGATTTGTTTTATGATTATACTAATTTCCGGGTAGGAAAGATGTTAGTAAATGAAACAAAGAAAGACATGGAGTCCGATGGCTTGGATATAATCTGGGAGGAAGAAGAACTTTCTGATGATATATCCGATGATGATTCTTTATGGAATTAAAATTTACACAGCATCCTATACTGGATGCACCAAGTGATGAAGAGATTCTTTTGTTAGCACAAAAGGAACCGAAGTTACTAGCCGAATTACACAAGGCCCACGAGGGTAGAATACTTGCTGCTGAAGAAGACCCACTAAGATACGGGTTTGATTTAGCCGGGTGGGATAGAATGAAGGCCGGGCTAGAGGAACACAACGAGTGCTTAACACTCGGTGGTAACCGTTCCGGAAAGACTACTGGTTGTGCTAAGTTAGTAATGCAAGCAGTAACTGAGAACACTGATGGACATATAGTTTGTTTTTCACAGAACGCTGATACTTCTATTAAGGTACAGCAAGCAGCAATCTGGGAGATGATGCCCAAGGAGTTCAAGAGAAAGACTAAGAGTATAGAGGGTTATATTAATTTTTCTATGCAAAATGGATTCACTGGTAGTTCATTTATATTTCCGGACACACGTACTCGTGTTGACTTCAAGACTTATACTCAGTACAGTAACAATCAAACTATCTTAGAAGGTTTTGAGTTCGGGTTCAAAAAGACAGAGGGCCTAAACATTGGAGCTTGGCTTGATGAATACTTAGGTGACTCAGCATTAGTTAATACACTACGCTTTCGTTTAGCTACACGGGATTCAAAGATGCTTATTGGATTCACCCCGATTGATGGTTACACACCATTTATATCAGAATACCTAAAAGGAGCAGAAACATTAGAAACACGAGAAGCTGAACTGTTATCGAATAAACCATTACCTGTAAAACAATACAGCCCGGAAAGAGATGCAAGCATTGTTTATCTTCATTCGGATGAAAATCCATTCGGTGGATACGAACGTATAGCTAAGGACTTAGCAAATCGTTCTGAAGAAGATATAATGGTTAGAGCATATGGTGTGCCAGTAAAGTCAATGACTTCATTGCTACCATTGTTTTCTACTGAAGTCAATGTACTCGGAGATGAGGAGAACAAACACGGGATGAAGTTTCCCGAAATCAACGAGGACTTTACGGTTTATCAAGTGGTTGACCCAGCTGGTGCCAGAAACTATTCAGCACTATGGGCAGCAGTAAATGAAAACGAAGATGTATATATAATGCGTGACTGGCCGGATAGGGCAACGTATGGAGAGTGGGCATTGTTTGGTGACCCCAAGTGGAGATATGGCCCAGCATCTAAGAAGATAGGACTAGATGTTCAAGGATATGTAGAATTATTTAAAGAGATAGAAGACGAGATGGGAATAAAAGTTATGGAGCGAATAGGTGACTCCAGATTCTTTGCCAAAGAAAACGAAAACAATACTGACTTGTTTACTAGCTTTGAGGACTACGGTATGGTATTTGTACCAAGTGATGGTAAGAATGAAGAGATAGGTATTACCGCAGTAGATGAATGGTTTAATTATAATCCTAACTATGATATAGATGAAGCCAATAGGCCTAGATGTTATATACACGAAGGATGTGAGAATTTAATTGACAGCTTAATAAATTATAATAGTAATGGAAAGATGGATGAGGCACTTAAGGACTTCTTTGATTTAATACGATACTTACGTATGACCAATGGAGGCCTAGGCCCCGACCACTATAACAGTTATCAAATGATGGCTACAGTAAAATCAAAAGGAGGATATTAATGAAGACTAGATTAGTAACACTATCAGAAGAATACAAAGTAGATTTTGACGAAGCGTTACAGCTTGCTCTGGATAAATTACCAGCAGAGATGGTTACCGGTAGAGGTAAAGGTACTTGGATAAATGAAGATGGAGTAGAGATTCTCAAGGAAGCATTTGATATTCCAGAGATTGTACCAAAACATATTCAAGTAAAAATAATCAAGGAATGTCCTAATAGATGTTATAACTGGGCTTATAGTAAAGAGCTAGGTAAACGTGTACCAGTTCTTTTACCTAGAAAATTCTGGGGTAAACTTAAAGGTAAAACTGTTACAGTTGAGTGCATTCAAGATGATAGGGGTTCAAGCTATAGATATGTCCAAAAGAAAATCAAAAGCTGCTAGGTGCTTAACTGCTACACAAAAGTGGCGTAACGAACAAATAGATAGATTGTGTTCTTGGGAGATGTTGTGCAGATATATTAAGCACGAACATACTACTGAGATGTCACATTCGGATATGTGTGATAGAATAGGAACACCAAAAGATTTGCTACGCAAAATCTTAAAATCTGCTAGAACAAAAATAAATGGAAAGTGAATCAATTTCAAACGCACTTACTTACGTAAGCAGCGAACCCGATGTAAAAACTTTACGATACTCATATGACCAAACGGTTACTGAACTAGAAGCATACTTTGATTTATGCCGAAGCTCATATGATGACCGAAGAAACTTTTGGCCCGGTAAAAGTCGTGACCACAGAAAGCACGGTTCCGATGCATTCCCTTGGGAAGGTGCATCAGATATGGAGGCCCACACTATTGATGAACGGATTACTCGCCTTGTATCTTTATTCATGTCCTCCTTGGATAGGTCTAATGTTAGGGCTTATCCTGTAGAAAGTAGTGACATGGCACAATCTCAAGTTGTATCCAGTTTCTTAAAGTGGATGACAACCTCCGGATATATTCCTCGTTTCAAAAAAGAAATGGAACTAGGTGCCAATTATTTATTAGAAAGAGGTATGTTAATCACATACGTTGGCTGGCACAGAGAGGATAGAACTTATTTACAGAAACTTAATCTAGCTCAGATTGGACAGATGAGTCCAGATATATACCGAGCTATAGAAGAAGGTAACAGAGATGATGAGTTAACTTCTTTGATGCAACAAGTATTTCCTACAGCTTCTGAAAAAAGAATTAAGAAAGCATTAAAAGAATTACGTAAGGGTGGTGAAGCAGAGCTACCTATTATACGTAGACAGATAGATGCACCGGAAGTTAAAACACTTGCACCCGATGGGGATTTCTTTTTCCCACCGTATGTAACTGACCCACAACGTGCACCATTCTGTTTCTGGAGAACTTACTATACACCACAGGAATTACAAAACAAAGTAATTACAGATGGATGGGACGAGGACTTCGTTGAATACATTATCGAACACTATCGTGGAGTAAATATATATTCAGTAGAAAGAGAACAAGAAGGTCAAAGAAGTATTGGATTAACTGACAGAGGATACCAAGCAGATGAGCTAGTAGAGATTGTATATGGTTATCAAAGATTGATTGACCCAGAAGATGGTTCGGAAGGAATTTATCAAACAGTATTTCATAGGGAGTTCGATGGTGACGGAGAAACTCCGGGGTATGCTAAGTTTGAACTAATGAATGGATACGAAGACTATCCAGTAGTAGTTACTAAATTATCGGAGGATAGTAAACGTTTGTATGATGTACAAACTATTCCCGACCTTCTCAGAGGCATACAGAACCAAGTCAAGGTAGAGCGTGATTCACGTATTGATAGAAACAGCATAGCAACGTTACCTCCGATATTACATCCAGTAGGACAAGCACCTACAGATTGGGGGCCGGGACGTATGATTCCTTATAGACGTAAGGGTGATTTTGATTTCGCACCTACACCTCCACCTCCTACTGGTTCTATAGAAATAGAAAAAACTATGGAAGCACAGGCAGATAGATTATGTGGCCTTGATGAAACATCTCAGATAAGTCAGATAAGAAAACAATTTTTAGTAAATAAATTCTTGCAGCATTCAGCAGAAGTAATCAGAATGGCCTACAAATGTTTCCAAAGATTTGGGCCGGACAGTATATTCTTTAGAGTAACTGGTGTGCCGGATGCTCAGAGATTTAACAAAGGAGATGCTGATGATAACTTTGATATTAATATAAACTATGACATACTTAATACCGACCCAGAAACCAGCGAGAAAAAACTTCAAGCTATGGTTTCGCTTACGCAACTTGACCGCAGCGGTAGGATTAATCTTCAAAATCTTTTGGACATTGCTGCTAATAGTATTGACCCAGTTCTTGCGGATGCTGTCCTTCAGCCTGCGGAAGCTGCTCAACAGCAGATTGTCAAAGATGTTACAGATGATTTGGCAAAAATCTTTGCGGGTATTGAAATGCCAGCACGTCCGACAGGAGCTCAAGTTGCTATGCAAGTTATTCAGCAGTACACAGCTCAACCGGATGTTGCACAACGAGCTCAACAAGATGAAGCTTTTGCTGCTCGACTTCAGAAGTACGCTGGCCAATATACTTTCCAAATGCAACAAATGCAAAACGCTGAAATAGGAAAACTTGGAACGGCACCAGCCCAGATGGGTAATATGCCAACCCAACAAATGTAATGCACGACTTAGAAAACGATATTAAAGCATTGAGTAACCACGAGACCTTTGCTCGGTTCATCAATGTAGTACACGCACTTAGGGAAGAAACTATCGGGGAGATGCACAATGCTGACTTCGATAGATTGCAGCAAATATCCGGAAGGATAATTACCTATGACCAGTTACTTCAAATGGTGGACTGGGAGAATTTAAAACTTAGACATAGGGAATCCTTAAATAAATAACGACCACTGTGTTATAATGACTTTATCGGCATCGCTAGCCGTTAACTAGCGGAACATATAACAAAACCAAAATGGACGAAATCACATCTGCTAACGCTGAAGCAGACACAAATTCAGCGGGACAGTCAAACCTTACAGTTCAGCAATTAGCGAACAGAAGGCTCGGTCAACTCACACCTAGCGAAGAAGCTATCGTAGAGGAGGCCAAGGAAACCTCGGAAGAAGAAGTCGAACAAGTTGAAGAAGTAGCTGAACAAGTTACTGAACAAGTTGAACAAACTGAATCAGAAGAGAACGTTCTTTCACAGTTAGATTTTGATAATTTATCAGAACAAGAGTTAAGGGAATTATCTGAAAAACTCGGTAGCAGAGCAGTAGCTAGATTCGGTGAGATGACAGCTAAACGTAAAGCCGCTGAGGAAAAGGTAGCTCAATTAGAATCAATGCTTCAAGAGAAGCAAGACCCTCTAAATCAACCCAGAGAAATAAAAGACAATCCGTTTTCTGACTTGGATACTATTGAAAAGTTACAAGAAAAAGCGGAGGAAGTAAACTCAGCAATTGAGTGGGCAGAGGACTTGTTATTCGAAAGCGATGGTTATGCAGCCGAAGATATTATTACCGAGGTAGATGGCGAGGACTTAACTAAGTCAGCTGTACGCAAAGCATTACTTAATGCACGTAAAGCACAGAAGCAGTATCTTCCCGACCAACTTAATAAAGTTCAACGGCAGGCACAAGGACAGCAGCTCAAGGCAGCGTTCGGTGAACAGGCTAAAAAAGAACTCGAATGGTTGAGTGGTGAAGATAATGATACTCGTAAGCAATACGAAGCTACAGTTGGTGACCCACGTTACAAGAAACTACAGGAAGTATTAAATAGAGAAGCTCCAGAAATTGGTGCTCAAATTGAATACTGGTTTGCTCACGCAACAAATAGTATCTATGGACGTAAGTTAGTGGAACCTACTAAGACATCTCCTTCATTGAACCCAACCAAAACCGGTATAGGTTCAGCAGCTCAATCTGAAAAATCTCCATCGAAATCTAGCAAAGCTATGAAAGACCTTCAAGCTCGTTATAAGAAAACTGGAAACCCTCGTGATTTTGCCGAACTTAGAAAATTACAATTACAAAAGAAATAATACATTATGTCATTCTCAGATACATACAATCCAAACGCACCAGCCGCAGTGACTGGTACTGGGTCGGCTATTTCTAATAGAGAAGATTTGTTAGATGTTCTAACTATTCTTGCTCCAGAAGAAACACCAATCCTTTCTTCCGCCAACAAAGAGCGTGCATCAAGCACATTCGTTGAGTGGACTGTTGATACATTAGATGCACCACAAACTAGTGGTGTAGCAGAAGGTGCTGACGTTACAGCATTCACCGATAAGTTCTCTGGACGTGCTCGTTTAGGTAACTACGTACAAAAGTTCCGCAGGGACTACATGGTATCCGACCTCCAAGAGGCTGTTGATTCCGTTGGCCCAGCTAAGGTTGCTCAAGCAGAAGCTAAAGCAATCCGTGAACTTAAACGTGACGTAGAAGCTACCTTGATGGGAACTCAAGATTTCTCTATCGAGAATGGTGCTGGTACAGCATACGGACTTCGTGGACTAGGCGACTGGATTGATTCAGCTGGCCCTTCTCAAGTTCCAGAAGCTTTCCGTACTCCAGCTGATTCTATTCACGCTTCTGGTACATTCACAGAAACAACTCTTAATGAGCTTATCACAAGCATCTATCGTGTAACTGGTTCAACTAACAGCTTAATGCTTGTTGCTGACACAGCTTTACGTAGAGTTATTGCTGACTTCGCTCGCCTTGACCCAGATGGTTCTGGTGCTGGTACATCAATCCGTGACGTTAACTACAACGGTGATTCTTCTACAATTAAATTATCTGTAGAGCTTTATCAGTCAGACCACGGTGTTGTTTCAATCGTTAACATGAACCCAGATTGTGCTCCAGATACAACTAACAAGGACACAGGTTACATTATTAATCCAGATTACTTCGGTATCTCTGAGTTAATTCCAATGGGCTCAACTCGTTTACCTAACTTAGGTGGTGGTGAGCGTGGTTATGTTGATTGTGCATTAACATCTCTTGTGTACCATCCCGGTGCTCACGGTAAAATCACAGCATTAAGCTAAGAACTGGAGGTAAAATATTATGGCTAAAAAAACTACAAACTTAACAGTAAACGAAGCTGCTTATGGCAGAACTGGGTTTTTTCAATTTGATTTCAATGACTTACAAACTGCCGGTTTCCTATCAACGGGAGCTAGTGGTCTTATGGGAGCTGCTAATCAAATCGTATTAGACGTTGTCGAACCCGGAGAAATGGTAGAGCACTTAACAGTAACTGTTGTTACAGCAGCTATTGGTGACACCGACTTCACCATTGATGTAGGAACTGGTAATCACTCAAACACTGACCCAGACAACTTAATTGATGCAGAAGTATTAGGTGGCGATGCTGCCAGTACAAGTCTTCCGGCTGGAGTAACTATCACCGGAATGAACGAAACAGCAAGTAACGTTGGATTGTTAGCTGCATTTGGTTCACTAACTGCAGCAAACTTAACCGCTGGTGAGTGGGTTATAGCTTGGAAAAAAGTTAAATCACCTCTTGCTTACGTTTAAACCTTATTAAATTCTAGGTACGGGGGCGAAAGCCCCCTACCTTTTTTTATAATTTATGACTAATATAATTACAAAAGTACCTACATACTCTGACGGTGAAGTTGACCGTGAGTTCATGAAGGAAATACAAAACGGCTTTCTATTAGAGAAGGCAACAGAGAAGGATAGAGTAGACATAGCTCGTAAAGAAGCTAGACAAGAAATTGGTAAGACTCATCCTACCTTAGGAAAATGTGTGGCTACAATACCAGCCCGTGAGTTCTTTCGACTTACGAAAAAGTATGGACACGATACTGTTCATTCTAAAGAATTTTTACAATACTATCAGAAAAACTTTTCTGACCTTAGCCCGAATAAAATATAATGCAGACTAGAACCTACGGTGACTTATTTAAATTAATACAATCCCTTGCGGGTGTAAGTACATTTGCTCCTACGGAGACAGATGATATTGCTAACTTAATTAATCGTAGATATAGCGAGGCTTATAATACTATTCAGATGTGGCCAAGGTATTTGGTTTCTTCTGAAAAAAGAACCATCAATGCATATACATTAGCGGGTGCTACTTCTAGTACATCTACATCCGTAAACCAAGATTATAAATTTCTAGGAGCTAACGATGGTAATGTTGGTACACTAGGAACAAATGTTTATCAAGGTGTTACTACATCTACTGTAATTATTTACAAGAATTCAAGTAATGCTTGGGTAGTACAAACAGGAGCTTCAGCTACAATACAAAGTGACGGAAACTATAGGGTTGTAGCCGGTACTAGTCAATTTACTGAGGCAGATACTATTAAGAAAGATTTACTGGAAAATGTGGAAACATTTACACCAAGAGCTGGTTCAGATACACTACGAGTAACTCCTAAAAATCTTATACCTTATGTGCAATCCGGTAATGATACTATAGGAGAATTTATTAGAGTCCACAGAACTAGAGCATTCTTAAATAATTCATCTTTAGAGTACGATTTTTTTGTAGATGCAGAAGGTGCTAATATCTTAAATGTTTCTAGTACAACTGATGCAGTAGCATTTGTTACTTATAAAAAAATATTTGTACCGTTTACTACAGCTGCTGATTACACAACATCTACAGAGGAAGTACCCGGAGAATTTTTTCATTACATAGCACACGCAGCTTACTCTGACTTCTTGCGTATGGATGGCCAACACGATAAGGCCCAGCTGGAGCAACAGAATGCACAACAATACCTTGCATTAGAATTAGAGAGAGTAGATGTTATAATGAATCAAAACACCGTTAACAAACGATTTTCAACTCACGTAAATAGACAATCAAGATAATGAACTCAAGAGTAAGAAACTTATATCCAAAACCTACACCGGGTGTAACCTCAATGCAAATGCTTGATGTTGACAGTACATCTGTTCAGCACCAACTAACTTCACCATTCAATACGTTGACACGATACCTTGTGCTTGATGTACAAGATAATGATGCATACGTTACATTCACAGGTGAATCAGCTAGTGCAACAGTAGGTCACCGCTTATATGCAGGACGTAGCTATACATTAGATGCAGACACAGCTAGACTAGCTAAGTTTGTATCAACAGGTAGTGTTACATCTGTTATTGCAGCAACTGAATTTACTGACTAATGCCTTCTCAGAAACTAGCTTCCGGGGAGAACTTACTCAAGGGTGAACTAGCAGCAGCTTGGAATATNNGGTTCCGCAGCTGCGTACTCATTGCGAGACATTGGTGCAATGAATGGTTCTGTTGTAAGAGTTCGTAGAGAACCAGAAGATACCACAGCCGCTATAGATGACGAAGAAAACTTCTCAGCTAATCAAGTACAGAGCGGTGCATTAGAAGATTGGGTAAATGGTAAACTAGAGAGTACACTACCAGCAGATGTAGACACAGCCGCAGCTACTTACAGTCTTCGTAAAGCAAAAGCTGATTACAGTGGTGATGCAGTTCGTATTCGCAGAACATCAGATAGTGTAGAAGTAAATGTAGCTTTTGATTCAGATGACAAAGTTAGTACGAGTTCATCTATATCTGTAGTAAGTGGAGAAACAAATGCTACTACAGTAGCTGAGTTTCTTTCAGAAGAAAGAACTACATTTGTTACTAATCCAGTATTTAGTGTTTCTGGTGGTGGTGGTTCTATAACTCAAGAGGTAACAAATACTTCTGCTTCGTTTTCATTTCAAGGAGGAACAAATAATTTTATTAGAGATGCTAGAAAACCAGCAAACCTTGGTGCAGAAACTGGTGATACAATCTCTTTTGATGTGACTGCATCTGGTGTCTCAACAGACTTCTCAGTCAGATTAAGAGTAGTAGGTGCAAATACAGACATAATAAGTCCACCAATTAATGATTTAAATAATGGCACTAGAACAATTACACTAACAGTTGGTTCAAATTCTCCAGCTGGATATTTTGCTTTTACTAATTTAAATACTGCTGGAACTGGTACAGTAACAATAGATAACCTAAAGGTAGTAGGAAAATCAGCTACTGTCCACACTTGGTATGACCAAGCTGGGTCAAACAATGCAGTTCAAGAGACTGATTCAAAACAACCATTGTTTGCAGAGAGTGGAGCATTGACTCTTAATTCAGTTGGAACTCCTACTATTAAATTTGTAGGTGGTACTTTAAGTGGGAATAGCTACACAAGTGGAAAATCTCTAAGGGCTGATGGATTAGCCTCTGCTTTTACTGGAATGAATGAACCTATTTTTGTTTCAGCTGTATCGGAAAGTGTAGCTGAAGATAAAAATGGTGTAATATATGGATTCGGTAATACAGCAACTGATAGTGCAAGACTTTTCTTTTTATACCAAGGAGGAGGAGTTTATGGAACTCAATACCAAGGTACTGGTGGTGCTGACTTTGAATATGTAGGAGCAACAAAAGCGAATACATCACAATTATTTACAAATGACCAAGTATCAACATTAGCAAATATATACAATAACTCAGTACCAATATCTACTAACTATGCGATTAATGTAGGCACTATTACTTTGAATACATTTGCAATCGGTGCAGTTCAAAGAACTAGCGAGTCAGTTTATTTAGATGGTAATGTATCTGAGTTAATTATTTATAGCTCAGACCAATCAGACAATCGCTTCAAGATTGAGTCCAACATCAATAACTATTATGGTTTGTACAATGATGCGAAAGAACTAACTGAAGATTTTGAAGGTGGCAGTATTTCTTCATCTAGTGTAAGTGGACAAACATTTGTAGCAAACGGTAAAGATGGCTTTACTGTAACTACATCATCTAGTGCAACTGGAGAAGGTGGGTTTACTACAATAGCAAATGTAGTAGCCTACAAGATTTCCTTTAATGCTAAACTAAATGGTAATAGTGTAAACATTGCTAGGAGACTTAATAAACATAGTAGTGGTGCAGCAACACAGTTACAAGCATTAACAGAAGGTTTTAATACTTATGATTATGCTTCTGCAAGTAGCATTTATACAGCACTTACCTTTACTTGTTCTGACAATAATGCAACATTTACAATATCTGACTTTAAGATATCTGGTATAGCTCGTAATGGTTTCGTAGAAACTTGGTACGACCAAAGTGGTAATAGTAATGATGCCGTACAAGCATCAGCTGGTAATCAACCAGCTATTGTTCAGAATGGTGGATTAGTAACAGATGGTATTCGATTTGAAACAGATAATGAACTAGAAACTGGAGGAAATATTACAGCATCTACAATAACTGGATTTGTTGTAGCAAACTTAAAAGGAACTGATGCAAATTCATTGTATTCATTGGGAAGTGATAGTTCTGCTGCTCCTAGTGTTTTATTTGGAAACCCATCTCTTTCTTATGCTATAAATGGTGGTACGCCTTTAGCTGGAGGAACTGCACCTACATTTGCTAACAGCTTATTTACTCAATTATTTATAAGTGGAGGAACAAGTAAATCGTTTATTGACGGAAGTCAGATTGCTAGTGGTGATGCTGGCTCTAATACAGCAAGCTCTGGAAAGATAACTATAGGTAATTTGGCAAGTTCCACAAGATATGCTAATATAGCAATGAATGAACTAATAGTATTTACATCAGATAAGTCAACTGACCAAGATGAAATAGAAGAAGATATTTCAAGAAATTATAACATAACACTTTCATAATTATGAGCGAAGAAACCG